AGAAAAATTATTACCTGTTAATAACGGATCTTTAAATGAATCCATACATACTAAACCTTTGTATTTATCTATAGTCCAACTATCACAATCAATAAAATATACATTAAAATATTTATCAAATAAAATATTACAGTCATTTAAGTCACTAATAAATATGTTTTGATTGTGTAATTTTATTAGAGTATCTTTAATATCAACCAACATTTTAAGTATATCTTTTGATTTAATATTATTTGTTTGTAGATATTTCTTATTAGATAGTCTTTTAAATTCTTCACCTTCAACTTTATCCATTAAATATCCTACAAACTTACCTTTATTATAAACAATATCTTTAGGAATGATTACATTATCAGGTAGTGTTTTAGACATTAATAACTTTACTTTTTCTAATTTTTCATTTTTATCAATATTACTTTTGTACACTTTAATAATTTGATTTTGATATTCATAAATTATTCCTTCTCCACCTTCGGCTACTGGATTCTGTTTTAAGAATTTATCGTCTACCTGAATCATTTAATCATCTCCCTAAAATGCAATTGTAATATCATCTTTAAATAATTTATGTTCTCTGTTTATTAATCTTTTAATAGCAAATTCTTTTCTCTTAATTAAACTTTTTTCAAATTCTTCTTTAAAATCACTATTTAAAATATATTGCAAACCATCTGAAGCAATACCTATAGATTTATACTTATCTTTTTTATAATATCTTAAATCAAAATTCACTCCATTTTTATAATCAGATAAATATTCTTCTGGTATATAATTATAGGCATAATATTTAGGTTTATTATTTTGTTCTATTATTTCATATTCTAAAATATCATCATGTTTTTGTTTAATAATAATTCCATCTCCGCATGAATAAACAACAAAATGTTCTTCTAATTCTTCAACAAATAAAATAGTAAATAATAAGAAATCTTTAATACTATTTGGTTTATTATTTATAATATTACTATTAAATATAACATTAAAAAAATCTTTTGTACTAATAATAGGGCATCCTAAATTTTCGTACATATGACAAAACAATTTAACTCCCACTTCTGAATGCAACCCTTCCGAACAACCATCTACAACACATTTAATGTTATTATGTATAAATCCATAATCTTGATTATTTAAACCTTTTTCTAAATGACTATATCCTATTTTATTTATAAACATATTATAATCTCCTTAATTTATACTAAGGTAAGATATATTAATTCTTACCTTAGTATATTTATATTTTTTATTTATTACATTGTAAAAAAATCATCTGTTTTATTAACTACATTTTTGGAACTTTCAATAACAGATTTAGATAAACAATTAAAAGCCTTTCTGAGTTCTGATGCAGAACTTCCAACGCTAAGAATATTTTTAAATTCTAATTCTTTAGCAATATTTGTCGCTCCTCCTCCAAAACTTATAAATGCAGTTGTAATTTCTTCATCGTTAAGAAATTTTATGCTTCTTTTTGCATTAGCAATAGTATTATCAGAAATTGTATCTTCACCATCACTAAATATTGCAAATACAGCCTTAACTCTCATCCCTTGATTTTTAAGAAAAGTCATATAATTAATTAACTTTTCTTTACCTTCTACAATTACGTCATATAATGCTGTCATACCAGATGCTCTATAAGAAGTATCAAATTCAGATACCTTTTTATATCCACCAACATTAATTCTATCCGCAAAATCTGCTCTTGCAACAAGAATTTCATCAATTTCCTTTGAATTTAATAACGCATCTTGAAAATCATTTAAAGAACTTTTCATATCTGGTGCATGTGGAATCATTGAACCAGAACCATCAATCCCTATAAAAATAAGATCTATGCTTTCATTATCAATTTCTTCTACGGAAGTATTCTCAATTTCAATTTCATCCATACCTAAAATATCTAATTCGTTTGTCATAGTAAATTCCTCCTATTATTTTTATATTTTATTGTTTTTTAAAGTTTTAAATCTGTTGATTTAAGTATATTTACTTTATATTGCTTTTTGAAGTTTTTAAAAGCATCTTCTGTTGTTTGTTCAAAACCTGGAATAGAAGACATACAATCTTCAAGAATAAAAATTTTCTTAGTTAATTCAGATTTATTTTTATATTGATCAAATTCAAGAATTTGTTTAATTGATTCAAGAACACAATGTGAGGCAGCCTCACCACCAATTATTACTTTATTGAATTTTTCAAGTTTATTAAGAAAATCAATATTAATATAATTCTTAGTATCATATTCAGGTTTAATAATCCCATACATTTCACTTAAACAATCTTGTCCTTTCGGAAGTCTAAGTGTTATACTTTTTTTTGCTACCGAATGAAAATATACTATATTAGCAAATTGATTTTCAAAAGCACAACCACTAGTACCTTGTAAACAATGATAAGTCCATATAACTAAAACTTTCTTACCTTGTTTTTCAAGATTCTCAACGTATTCTCTACTTGCTATAGGATTAACGACAGGCATCCATTTTCCAGAATCTAAATCTGCTAAAGTTATTGCGGTAAAGGGAGGAGGATTATTTCCTTTAGCATCTACCCACCAGCAAGGATGAAAGATTTGGAATGGATTGTGTGTATCAATTGATACGGCAATTTGTGAGATTTTATCCATATTATCATAAATAAATCTAGTAAAATTTTCTACATCTTTAATTGCTCCTGGCACACCTAATGCTCCATTATCCATAAAATCTTGTTGAACATCAATACCGATTACTAATACACTTTCTGAATTCTTACTTGCAGGAATCATTTGTTCTTTGTTTGCCAATACTAATAAGTCATTCATCTTAATTGGATTTTCTGTTGCTCCGATAGATGATACATTTACGATTTCCTCAAATTTTGTTTTCATGTTTTTTAATCTCCCTTTTATTTATATTTTTTATTTGTTTTATTTACTGATGTTATTCTACCATACTAGTTATTCAATGTCAACATATTTATTTTAATATTCTATTAATTTTTTATTTATTTTTAGATTATGACCAAACCAATATTTGGTAATGATATTACTAATCATAAACTCCGTTTATCTCCCGTTTTCTTCGATTTACTCCGTTTTTCAATTGATAGATTCTATTTTCTTCAATATAAATCTAATTAAATTGTCCAACAATTGCTTTACTTAATATTTCTTCAATATTATCAAAATCCCAATAAGGAATACGAAGTAATTTTATATTATTCTTTTTACAATATTCATTTTTTAATTTATCATGTATTTGTATAGTCTCAAAACCATCATCTTCATATTGTTTTTCATAATGAAATATTCCATCATATTCTATTAACATTCTTAAATTAGTTTTTTCATTATCCCAAAATGTAGGTACATCAAATTTTAATAAACCGTTATTAATACCTCTCAAATCATCAAAAGTGTATTGTTTACCATGAGGTATATTAAATTGTGTTAATACTTTATCTATTTCTTTTTCTCCTTTTGATTCTGCACAAATTGGGCATCTTCTATCGTTTAAAAAATGTGCAGGAGTAACTTTATATAATGAATTGCATATATTATGTTTAATTTCTATTTTTTCATGTAATTTTACATATTCACCTATAACTTCATATTCATTACCAACTAATTGATAAACTTCTTCTTTAAATAAATTACTATCTCTTTTCATATTAATATTGGAACATTTAGGACAATATACGCCTTTTCTTAACATAGAAGATGGTAAACAATTCCATTCAAAACCACAATTATCTGCAATATGTTTAAAACGTGATTCCGTAACAGCATTAATATAATCACCTATAATTATTATTTCATTATTACAATTTTTATTTAATTTTTTTTGATATTCTTCTTTTGTAAATCCGAATATTTTCCTTTTAAATATCTTTCTACACTCTGGGCATCTAATATTACTCTTATTAAAATCTAATGGAGTCATTTTAAATTCTTTATAATTACATTCTTCATTATTATGTTTAAATAATATTGGAGTTTTACAATTTATATATTCTCCAATTACTTCAAATTCACCATTTGTCATTTTATCAATTTTCTTTTTATAATTATCAGTAGTATCCTTATGTTTTCCAAAGCATTTTGGGCATCTTACACCATGTAAAAATGCATTTGGGATAACTTCGTATTCTGTATTGCATACATTATGTTTCATTGTAATTTTTTCATTTGCAATTGTATATATTCCTATTACACTATATTCTTCTCCTACTAATTCAAATACTTCTTTAACAAATTTTTCATGAGTTTTTCTTTTTGCCAATTATAATATTCCTCCATCATTTATTTTCTTACCTAATTTACTTGCTGTTCTTATACTGTCATCGTTTTCAATAAACACATTAAATTTACCTTCAATTGCTTGTGCTTCTGCTAATTTTCTTTGATATCTTTTTATAATTCCATTTTCACAACTATTTTCATAATACAAATGATAAATTCTATTTTCTAATGTACTATTACTCCTATATCCACGACTATTACTTTGCAAAACAGTTTCATACATATAACTTGGCATGTAATTTATATATGTAGGTATATAAGTTAAATTTAATCCTACTTCAACCAATTTAGGATTAGTTATTAATACTTGAAAATCATCTTTCTTTTTCTCTAATAAATCTTTCCTATCATACGTTGCAACAGTTGTTTTTAATATAAATGTTTTAATATTATTTTTTGCAAGTAAATTTTCTATCCTTTTTGCAATAGTATCTCCTTGCATATATTCTCCACCATTATTGAAGTCAACGTATATACAACATTTTCTATTTTCAGATACATTTTGTTTTATAATATCTAGTAATATTTGTTCTTTTGGTAATATAACATTACTATCAATACATTTTGGTTGAATAATACTGGTTACGTCTTTGCCCTCTATTGTAATACTATTCCAATTAAAAGGATTATTAATATAATGCTTTACAATTGAATCTTCATACATCTTTGCATTAAATGCGTTTGCTGATTTTATATCATTCCATAATTTTCTTTCATTAGATTCCATTTCTTCTGTTTGTTTTATAGGAATATAATATTTATTTAATTCTGGTAAATCTTTTTCTAAATCATCAAGTGTTGCAAATATATAATTTTCTGCCAAATATTTAGCAAAAACTATAGCATTTATTCCCTCACACTCACGATAATCACTGTCTTTAACTTCACTTCTACCATAACGATAATACTCTCCATCTTTTTTCTTGCTTATTGCCATTAATGTTCCATAACTTTTTATAAATTGTTTTATATCTATTACTTCGTTTGCTTTAAGTTTATTAGATAATAACCCTAATAGTAAATTATGATAACTTGAACTATACCCTGAGTTTGAACTTCCACTAAGTAATAATATTTTCTTAGAATAATTAAACAATGTTCTAGTTGAGTTTCCGATAATACTTTCACTATTTCTATCCTTATGCGATTCATCGATCACGATACTATTAAAATGAATATTTTTTGTTTTGATAAATCTAATTAAACTACTTTTCTTTGTTTTATCATATGTATTTTGCCATAATACTGCATCACAATTAAAACATTTATAGTTACTTTTCTTAGGATTACCTTGAAAATCTTTATCAGTAAAAAATACATCTTCCTTTTTTCTTAATTCGTTTCTTAGTGGTACTCCGCAATCAGGGCAACAAGCAATAGTAATTTTTTCTTTAACTTCTTTTATTTCTTTTCTAGTATAATAATAACTACTATTTTCTACTTCTTTTTTATGTTTAATTACTCTTGTTTTAATGTTAACACCTGATATTTTCTTTGCATCAAGTTTAAATGTTTCTTTACCTACAAGAAAATATGTTGGTCTTTCAAATATTAATTTATTTTTATTATATATATTAATGAATTCAGATGTTTTTTTAATAATATGTATATCTACTTTATCACCTATACTATTTTTTATTTCATCCTTCCATTGAGTTAATGTAATAGCAGGTGCAATAATTAATGTAGTATAATTATTTTTCTTTTCAAATAAGTGACAATGATTTATTTTTGTTGAAACTAATGATTTGCCAAAACCCATTTCGCAAGCCAAATAAACAAACCTATCTCTCTTCAAAACTTCTAACCCTGCTTGAATCACAGGTATTTGACCATCAAAAGGTTTTAATTTACCTTCAAATATTTTCTCATTAACATTATTCTTATCATACAACACTTTAATATTATTCTTCAATCTTTCTTTAATCGGTTCAAGAAATTTGAAAATATAGCCCTCAATATCTTCAATCTTACTCCAATTAAAATCATCTATATATCCTTCTAATTTTAAAGAGTTTAAACTTTGCTTAAACCAAGTTACATTAATTTTATAAACTTTTAATTCTGTAAACATTAGATTATTTGTATAAACTGTACATTCACTAACACAACTATAACTACCATATTTATATTTTGCTTGTTCAATCTCATATTTATCTAAAATTATTTTTACAATTTCACTTGTGACAGGCAAATAATGAATATTTCTTAGATATTTAGTAATAATCTCATTTTTATCTTCATTATTCCAATTAATACAATACTGATTTATTTTACTATTGTATATAATTGTATGTGTTAAATTATTCTCCATTTTATCAGATTTATATCTATAATGATTATCTCTGCCATATAAATTCTTACTATAAAATGTATCTTCTCTATCTCTTAGTGACAACCCATAAGAATGAGATATTAAATCAGCACATATTTTTTTATTCTTAATATTTAAATCACATAAAGAAATTAATATTGGTTCACTTTCATCTAAAATAATTAAATCTACATTGCAATTAATTTTATTTTTACCATCTGTTTGAATGTATGGAATCATTATTCTATTTCTCCAAGTTCTTTAATTTTCAGTTCTCCATTTTCTGAGCATAAAATATTTAAATAAGGCAAACTCATCTTAATTATTTTTGTTTCAGTAATCTTTTCTCCGTTATCATCTTTATAAGTATTTACTTCTTTCTTCTGAATACTTTTAGTACCACCTATGACTACATGTTTCCCTTTACCATCTAAATCTATTTCACCATTAATCATTCCACTTGCTAATATATTTGCAATTTCACCTAATTTTAAAGGTTTAGGTACTGTTAATTTTTCTTCTCCTAGATTCTTTAATTCAGTAATATCTTTTACCCAATTCCATACACTATCATTTTTACTAATATAATTATTTGATACTTCTACATATTGATGATTTTCTTTTAAAGTTTTATAATCTATGTAAGGATAATTCATCATTTGATATGTATTATACATTGATAATTCAAATTCTGGTTCTGATTCAATTATTCTTTTTATGTCATTATAATTATTTTTATAATCCATTGCATCTGTGATATTATTTAAATCATATGGTCTATTATTTAATCTGGCAATGAAAATATATTGCTTAAATTTTGCGTATTCTTCTACATTTACTTTATAAATAGCATTTTTAAATACATTAAAATATTGACATATTACATCTAAACTATCAAGAAAATCATCTTTGCGAATAACAAATACCATATAGCCTGTTTTGTAGTCTTTTGAATTTTGAGGGTTATAGATAAGTTTTTTTTCTAGGATTTGGTTGATATAGTTTTTCACATTACGAATGCCATTTGTTGAACCATATGGACAATTAAATAAAATTAAGGATAATGAATTTTTTAGTAAATTCAATTCTTCAAATGATTTATTATATTTTTCATTAATATTAATATTATCTTTGAATCTTTCATATCTATTACTTTCTAATTCATTACCAATTAAAAATATATCGCCACTATATTTATCTTTTGGAATAAATGACTTAAATACGTCTAGAAATTCTCCTTCCCCACAAAATGGGTCGCAAATCGTAATGGGAAAATTTTCTTTCCTATTATTATAATTATCACTACCGAATCTAATAGTAAAGTAACTCTTAATTAAATCATATCTTTCTTCTTTTAACCATTTGTCAAAAATAACAAATCTTATTGGAATATTTGCATCGGCAGACTTTAAGAATAATTCATTATACTCTTCTTTACTTATTATAGTATAATCTCTTATGTATCTTTCTTTTATATAATCTAATTGCAAATCACCTAATAATGTTAATAAACGATATGTTTCTATTTCTTGTGTAGGATAAAATTGGAGTTTACTTTCTGCTGCTAAACTATTTCCCAATATTAAATACCTCCAATTCTCTATCTAAAATTTTTTCAATCTTATCAAAATCCCAATACCAAATCTCTAATAAATTTATATTATGTAATTTTGCGTATTCTTTTTTTCTACGATCATGTTCCAATTGTTTCTCAAAATCATCATAAGTTTTGTGAAATCCAGGTATATATCGTTCGTGTTGTTCACCTTGATATTCTATAAGAAGATTTAATTTTGGAATATAAAAATCATAAGATAATAAACCATTACCTAAACCTAATAATCCATCAAACTTCATTTGTGGTATGTAATAATTCTTAATATACTTATCTATTAACTTACTATATTGTTCTTGATAAATAGGTATAATATTCCTTGTTGTTAACGTATCAGATATTTTTATTTCTCCTTTTGATTCATTACAAAAAGGACATCTTCTACCTCTGAGAAAATTTTTAGCAGATACACTATATTCATTATTACATATATTATGTTTTATTTTTATTTTAGAATGAGAATTTATATATTTCCCATCTATAATAGTATATTCTTTTCCAACTAAATCATATACTTCTTTTTCAAACAATTCTAAATTTTTTGTTGGCTTGCCTGATTTTACATGTTGACAGACTGGACATCTTTGTCCACTTAGAAACTTACTCGGTTTCATTTCAAATTCATTAAAATTACATAATTCACTATTATGTCTAATTTTTAATTTTGTTGCATCATTAACATATGTACTTAATATTGTATACTCATTTCCTATTTTTGGCAAAATTTCTTCAATGTAACTTTCATGTGTTTTAACTATTCCTCCATTACATTTAGGGCATCTTGCTCCTTGTAAAAAACTATTTGGTTGCACATTATATTCATAATTTTTACACCTATCACAATTGTGTCTTATCAATATTTTAGTAGAATCACTTTTATAATTTCCTAAAACAGTATATTCTTCTTTTACCAAATTATAAACTTCATTTACAAATTGTTCTTGTGTTTTTCTCCTTTTATTTTTTGCTTGTATATCCATGCATTTTGGGCATCTATGACCTTGTAAAAAACTATTGGGAGTCATCCAAAATTCATTAAAATTACAATTTACATTATTATGTCTTATTTTTATTTTTTCACTTGATTTTAAATATTTACTTAACAATTCATATTCTCCATTAGAAATTTTATTAAATATTATTATAAATTCTTCATGTGTTCTTCTTTTTCTTGCCATATATTTATCCTTCTTTCTATTATATTTATATTCTTAATTTTTTAATTTTCCTAATAATTTTTTCAAAAAATCTTTCCCATTGACAATTTCCAATTTCATTTGTCATTTTATATGCTAAATGCTGGAACAATGTTACTTCAAAAACATTATTTTTAATATCTAACAACAAATCTTTCACTAAAATCCAGGCTTCACCACGTAATACAACACATCCAAATGTATCATTATAAATAAATTTCTTTCTGAATTCATGAACATGGTTATATGTTTCTATACTATTAAAATCTCTATGTTGAATATATAAATCATCATTATATATAAAACATGAGCATTTACATTTTTTATGTATCCAATCAATTGAAAATGATTGTTTAATATTTTTTAATTCTTTTGGTTTAGTTAATTTTGGTTGACCATATTGGCGTTGAGAATGAATAATTATTTCAGATTGTGGCTGAGGTTTATAAAATATACTTTTAATTATTTTTATGATTCTCCTTTATTTATATTTTATATATTACTATATATTTAGTTGTTTATTTAATTATAAACAACTAAATATATAACATTTAAAATCTACTAATCTAATATTATTCTAACACTAAATCCATTTCTATCTCATCATAACTATCACCATAACTAAATCCAATAATCTTGATACCAGTGAAAACTTTTAAAGTTAAATCATCATTAAATTTATCTTTATAATATGTTAATTTTTTATCATAATTATTTAATGGAATAATAATTACTTCTGCTTCTTCAAATCCTTCCATTTTAATTTTAACTCCAACATATGGATACCCTTGTTCTTTTGCAGAATTAAAACATACTTCTAAATTTGCCATTGTTAACATATAAATCATTTCTCCTTTTCATATTATATTTTTTATTCTTCCACAATCTCTACTTCATTTTCAAGCATATATACATAATAATGTCCTTCTTCGTGAATAAATATATCATTCTTTTCCCAT